CCGCACCCGCACCCGCACCCGCACCCGCATCATCAGAAGAAGACACACACGTGAGTGGTCAATACGTTCGCATTCACCGAGTCGGAGGTGATGTCATTAATGTCTCGGAGATGGGGGTGTTTGACGAGAACGGTGCGTTGATATCGAAGGGTGCGACGGTTACGGGTGGTACCGACGCACACCCAGCGGGTCCGTACGCGAACCTGACGAATGGCGCACTCGATGATTTCGCACACAATCTTGACACCACGGGTGAAGATCACATCACCATCGATCTCGGTTCGACGAAGAAGATCGGCGAGGTCATTTTGGTGAACCGAAGAGACTGTTGCCAAGATCGGATCGTTGGTAAAAAACTGCAAATCTTGGATGCATCGAAGAATGTGGTGAAAGAGATCAATATCACGGATACGCGCATGGTGTACAGCTGGACGCCGACGAATACGACGTTCAACAGTCGATCGTTGCCTTCGGGTGTGACTACGGCGAAGGGTTGGGTCAATAAAGGCGTGCGCCCAGAAGGTCCTGTCGGTGGTGCTCCGATCGAGGAAGGCGATTGCTTCAACGCGACTCGTGCTGCGGGTCATAAGATTTATGGGTACCGCACGGCGTCCCATGGATCGCCGAACACGTGCTTTTACTACAAGGATGACCCAGGTTGGACCGATTTGTCGAGCGAGGTATTAAATGACGTAGAAGCACATCGTATTGGATGTACAAAAGTCTCTAGTAAAATTGAGTCTGCATGCTCAAACTAGCGTGGGCGAATACGCAAAGGTATCCAGAATTTTTAAATATGAATATTTCAAAAAAATATGAACATATGTCATGGTCACCTCTACCACCACGGCTGAAGAGTGGGACAAAAAAAGCGAGGCGCTGCTCAAAGAATGGAAAGAGAAAGCTTCGGGGTATCGATGGTTACACAACCACGCAAGAATGCATAACAAATACATATCCGATTGGCTGTCGTACCCGAGCATAGTCATCGCATCCGTGACGGGTGTCGGTGGGTTCGCGTTCATGAATCCTACGGGCGATGGAGAAGTTCCCGACAATGTTCGATGGTTTCAAATCGCGTTTGCAACGCTCAACGTCATCGGAGGCATACTCACGAGTGTCGGTAAATTCTCACAAAGTGCCTCGCTCGTTGAAAAGCATTCGATCGCATCTATTGCATATTCTAAACTCTACCGCGCCATAGACATGGAATTGACATTGGACCCAGAACATCGACAACAGAAAAGTGTCGCTGATTTGGTGCGTACATTCAGAGAACATTACGACCGACTGTTAGATGAGTCTCCAGACCTTCCGTGCACGAGCATCATCGCGTTTCAAAAGAAATTCAACGGAGACCCTCGAGCGAAACCTGAGGTGACGAATGGTTTATCTCCCGTCATCAAAGACGTCGACTTATCACCCGAACAGTCCGTGAGTGCGATCTTGCATCGATGGAAAGAGAAGGTCACGCGACCTAAGACTCCTTCAGTTCAATTGACCACCAGAGTCAGTGTATGATGAATCGCTCTAACGGCGGAATCATCGCGTCGATCCACCACTTTTTCTTTTTTGAATCCCACTTGGCGCCGTGCTCTTTCGCATATTCCTTTTCGGAGTACGGCACGTCCAGGTGCACGCGTGGTTTTTTGTTACCAGCCCCGATCGCCTCGTTCGCCAGTCTGTCCGCGTGGTCATTCCCGACGCTGTGTGCATCCTTCCCCCCGGTGTGTGCGCGAACTTTGTGCACCTCGACGTTTGGCGTCGCCTTGTACATCGCGTGCGCGCGTCGCACCATGTCTTTGTTGGGTATGTCTTTCACCCAACCGCTCGCGGCACATTTGTCCCCGTACTCTCCAACACACCGGAGCGCGTACGTGGAATCCGTGCACACGGTGACGAGTTCTCCGCGCGCTATCTCATCTGACAGTATCTCATGCGCTTCGATGAGTGCACCGAGTTCTCCCGTGTTGTTCGATTGCTTACCGATCACGCGTCTCGACACGTTTCTAGGATCGTCATCGCCGAAATAAATACCTATTCCCGCGATGGCGTTGGGTTTGCCATTGTGCATACACGACCCGTCAGTGTATACGTAAATCATACTTATACGTGCATGTACGCGTTTGTTTAATTTAGGCGTCGTCCACAAAGTAACGCCACTGTGTCTTATATTTATCGTACACCAACTCGTACACGTTTCCAGTCGGTGCAGTCTCGTACGGACCCGCGTGGGTTCGGTCGAGCATTAACGGTCGACTGTTGGCATCGCGCGCCGCTTTGTTCGGCCACACCCCGAAATTCGCCACGATGTAATACGTCGGCGGCTTGAGTGCATCCTTTCCAGCGCCGTAATGTTTCATGACCTTGACTTCTCCACATATAGAAGCGTAAAAATTAGTCAACTCGAGGTTGAACTCTTTGATCATTTTCGTATGGTTCACCGTAAGTCCCATCTTTGAATGAACTCGAGAAAAAAATATTTGCAAAAAGTAACCAACCAGTTGTGATGGATCCGAAAGTCATCGGTCTGATAGTCATCATTCTTCTCGTGGTAGGCTTCATGGCGTACCGCAGTTTGTCCGGTGGGGAAGATCCAGAACTTTCCCAGGCAGGACCGTCCGATGCAGCCGCCATGACTGGCGACGCTGACACCGATATCGCCGAAACCGCCCAAGTTGACATGGAAGATGTCGTGCCCGAAGGCGCAGAAACCGTCGAGGAGCCGGTGCCTGAAAACGAACCGAGCGTGGAACCGAAACAAATTCAAGGTCTCGTCGGATGGTTCACGGGTGATAGCTGGGACGAAGACAAGCAAATCTGGGTTGATCTTTCCGACGCCAAGAACGACGCCACCGAGGTGAAGGGGTCGATCGTGGTCGACTCTTCGAACTTTTCCAACAACAACAAGTTCCTCATCGGCGGCGTTGACGCCGGCATTCGTTTCCCCCAAGAATGCTTAACGACTGGTCGTAAATACACCATGTTCACCGTGGCTCGCTATAACGGTGCGTCGCGTCAGCGAATCTTCACCGGGGTCAACGGCAATTTCTTCAGTGGATTCCACGCTGGGTCCACAGGTGGTGCTCACCGCGACGGTTCGTCTTGGATCGCGTGGAACGGACATCCAAGTGATAGCAATCGGGACGATCAAAAGTTCATCGTTCACACCGACATGAAGGCTTTGCTTCGACGAAACGGCATTCGCCGGTCAGGTCTGACGAACTATCGAGGACAAATCCCGAGACAGATGACCATCAACTACGGCTCGGACAGTGAACGGTCAGACTGGGCGGTCGCTGAGGTGATTTTCTTCAAAGGTGAACTGCCCGCGTCGGAATACAAAAAAATCGAAACCTATTTGTTTAAGAAGTACATGATCGGTCGCGAGATCCGACCTGCGGTGCACACCGCGCAAACGTGGGGGCGTTATGAAAACTTTGGATCGATTGCGAACACGGGTCAAATTTGTGGCGACGAAGGGATGTTGACCAACACGTTCCTCTTACGACACCGCGGTGCGAACAACGAACCGAATGGTAATTTCGATTTCAGAGGCGATTGCATCCAAGCCATGGACGGTGGTATCGAAGACAAGAACGGTCAACTCGTGAGCACCGATCAAGGAGAGTGGTGGGAAAACTACGGCAAACTCATAAACATGGATTGTAAAGACAAGGCGATCTCGGGATATGCGTTCGAAGCGGTCGGGGACAAGAACCTTCGTAATAAGTTTTCGTGTCACAACGCCCCACTCAACAAGCAATCGTGCTATGCGAAAGAGACCGCTCTCGCACAGGTGGGATCGGGTAACATCATGGAGACCCTCGACAACGCCAGAATCGCGTGTGATTCCCATACACAGGCAATGACCAGGTTGGAGTTGGTCAACGAGGGTGGACAACTCAAGTACAAATATAGATGCTGTAACCTCGAGGATTTGTAATCAAAAATAATTTCGTCATATATATCAATTAGTATGATTGCCATCATCGGCGGAATCGTGGTCCTCATGGTGATCCTCATCGCCGTCTTCATGATGCGCGGAGGAACCGACGAGACGGGCGACGTTGGACCCGCGCCCTCGGAAGAAATGAAATACAATCCAGACACCGCGGCAGAGACCGTCCCACAACCACCGGTGGGTGATGAAGACGTCCCCGCACTCGAAGATGAAGAACAGGTTGTCGAGGTTGAAGTTCCCGCGGATGCCCCGTCCGTCGCCGACCCGACGAGCATCGATGGCTGTGTCGGATGGTTCACAGGCGAGAGCTTCGACGATGATAACCAGGTCTGGAAGGATTTGTCAGGTAAGAATAATGACTGCACCGAAATCTTGGGTGAGATTTTCAAGACCGATGATGCATCTGGAAACTTTTACATCCAGGGTACGAAGGAGGACGGTCTGAAATTCCCAAAGGAGTGCATGACGAAGAACAAAAAGCACACGTTCTTTTCGGTGGCCAGGTACACGAGTCTCGATAGCCCGGACAACAACCATCGAATTTTCGACGGTGTCGATGCGAACTATTTGGTTGGATTCCACCATTACGCGCCGTGTCACGGCGCCGTAGGCACAGGTCATCGAGACGGTAACGGCTGGGTGGGACACTGGGAGTGTGCCGTGCATCACAAGAAGGGTGATGACATGGCATGGGTCTTACACACTGATCAAAAGAGTGTGATGTACGTGAACGGGGCGCGTAAGACGTCGCTGACGACTCTCGGTGAACAACGCACGAGTCAGATGACGATCAACTGGGGTCTAGGGCGTGGATGGGGTCAAGCCTCCAACTGGTCTGTCGGTGAGTGCATCTTTTACGATCGCGAGTTGAGCGTCGAGGAGATTGAAAAGGTCGAACTCATGTTGCACAAGAAGTGGAAAATTCCGCGACGCATTCGCACGAATCAATGGATGCACCACAACGTATGGGCGAGGTACTGGGACGACGCGACTCAGGGATACACGAATCAAAGAGTGATCCAGAAACTCGGACGTTTCGGCGTTCACTGTGGTGACAATGGTATGAATTTCAGTTCGCGTTTCGTCCAGCATCACTACTTCGATAACGGTCAACAAAAGTGGCTTCCGAACGGGAACTGGGGTATCGATGGAGGGTGTTTGCCGAACGTCGCGTCCGGTGCGGGTGCAACCAAGAAGACACAGTGGGTGTCGACGGCTGAATCGACTTCGTGGCAAGATCGTCTGTCCAAGGCACTCGAGATCAACTGGGACTTCGAGGTCAACCCAGACGGGTCGCGGTTCCGCGTGAATTACCAATGCGCTGCCGACAAACTGGACGCACAAACGTGTCGCACGGGGTTCGCGGTTAGTCAGGGGGATGGTCAGGAAAATATGTCCATGCCGGACGCATTGCACATGATACAGGGTGCGTGTCCGAATTTCACCGCCGCCACTGCACTCAAATGGAAGAAGAACTCAGAAGGCAAATGGGGGTACGAGACCACATGTTGTTCCTTGCAAGACAAATAAAATGTTGCATGTTGGTAACAGAAAATGAACCCGGCGTTGATCGGAGGACTCATTTTGTTGATTATCATTGTCGTCGCCGCAGTAATGATGATGAGCGGTAGTGGTGCCGACATGGAAGCTTCCACCACAGCACCCGCCGTGGATTTGTCCGAGGTGACAGATCCAGAAGAACTCGCCATGGGTGTTGCCGGTGGTCAGGACGAAGATGCCGAAAATGTCATGGAACCAAAGGGGGGTGAATCGGGAGAAGCTCTCGCGGTCCCGGTGAAAAAAGACGCCCCGTCTCTCGACCCGAAAGACGTCGACGGGTTGGTCGGTCATTTCACGGCTGATTCGTGGGACGAAGACAAGAACATCTGGAAGGATCTCTCGGGCAATGGTAACGACATCACGGAAGTCAAGGGAACGCCTTTGGTGTTTGATGCGGACGAAACCGCCGCTCAAAAGTACGTGTACGGTGGAAAAGAGGATGGTTTCAGAATCCCAATGGAGTGTCTCACCAAAGGTAAAAAATATACCTTCATCCACGTCGCGAGGTATGGATCCCAGAACAAGGTGGATCAGCATAGAATTTTTGACGGCATCGACGGCAACAACTTGTCCGGTTTTCACAATCACCACGTCGCCATGGCACACCGCGATGGTTCGGGTGCGATCGGTCACTGGTGGAACGAAGATTCGTGGATGAATTACTTCTACGGCTTGGGTCCGGACGAGACCGCCAAGTTTCTCGTGTCGGTCGACCAAAAGCGCAAATTCCGCGTCGATGGACTCACGCGCACGGGTATCAGCGGTGGGCGCGAAATTGTCACGTCGCAAATGACGGTGAATATGGGACAAGCCGTCGCCGGTGGCTGGGGTGGACACGGCGAACGGTCCGTGTGGAACATAGGTGAGATGCTGTTCTTCAATCGCGAACTCGACGAAGACGAAATCTTCAAAATCGAGAATTATCTCTTCAAGCGGTGGTCAGTCCCGAGAAAGGTTTACGTGGATCAATGGACACACAACAATTGGAATGCAGAAGACGGGTGGTCGTCTGACAAACCGTGGGGTGGCTTGAACAACTCTGGTGCCGCGTGTGGTAGTGATGGTGTCATGCACATGATCCGTCCCGTGAACCGACACAAATATTACGACGCAGGACAAAACAAGTGGTTACCAAATGGTCATTTCTATAACGAAGCTGTGTGCACGGACAACATCCACGGCGGAGAGGACCAAAAACTTCAGGAGCAGAAGGGTCCAATCGTCGCCATTCGTGATCCGAACATGACTGATCGACAAAAGTATCAAAAGCTCATGACCATCGATTGCAAGGGCAAGGGTATCAACAGTTACCGATTCGAGAAGGTTGGTGATGATAACATGCGTTTAGTTTACAAGTGCCATAATCAGCCTACGATCAAGGAGAGTTGCACAGACGCTGACATTTTCAGTCATGGAGCCGCGAACGGTACCAGCGCGGATGTTTTCGAATCCCTTGACCACATCGAGGCGAAATGTAACGGCAGGTCGATGACGAAACTCGAGGCGTACGACAAGGAAGACGGCACGATGTGGCTTAAAGGTCGATGCTGCGCACTCGAAGACCAGGCGTAGACTTGTACCCCCGCCGATGTCCGAGCAGTTCGGCATTCTCGCGTTCAAGGTTCTCCAGCCTTCGAAACAGCCAAGCATTCTGCCCTCTCAGGGCTTCATACTCCAGACGGAGCACATCCAACTCAGACGGTTGCGCGACAACCTTGTGAATTGGCTGATCTTCTCGTCCTTCGGTCCCGACGCGCTTCGTCGAACGGGTCGCGACGCCCATGATTTCAAGCACGCGCGTCGCTGAATGAGGGGGTGCCCACCAGGGGGAAACGTTAAAATTTTAATTTTGCGCGTCCGATCCGAAAAAAAAATCTTTGCTATAAGTACAACAACTACAACCATGGCTGGTGGTCTCATGCAATTGGTGGCTTACGGCGCTCAAGACGTTTTCCTCACTTCGTCCCCGAAAGTGACTTTCTTCCAAGCGGTGTACAAGCGCCACACGAACTTCGCGATGGAAACCATCCAACAGACCGTCAACGGCAGCCCGTCCGCGTCCTCCCGCGTGTCTGTCACGGTTGCGCGCAACGCCGATTTGCTCGCCGACATGTTCGTCGAACTCAAGGCGAAGGGCTCCGGTCTCTCCACGGACACCGAAGGCAACTCTGCGTGCTGGTTGGCGGAACGTGCCATCTCGTCCTGTGAATTGTCGGTCGGTGGTCAGAAGGTGGACAAGCACTACCAAAAGTGGTGGCGTTTGTACTCCGAGCTTTACTTGGACGAGTCCAAGAAGGCGAACTGGGCGAAGATGACCACGGGTTACCACAACTCCACGGTTTACTTGCCGCTCATTTTCTTCTTCAACCGCAACCCGGGTTTGGCGTTGCCGTTGATCGCCCTTCAGTACCACGAAATCCGCCTCGACTTCGACCTCTCGTCCGAATTCGACACCTACACGGATGGCTCCACGTTCAAGGTCTGGGGTAACTACATCTTCCTCGACACCGAAGAGCGCCGTCGCTTCTCCCAAAAGGCGCACGAATACCTCATCGAACAAGTTCAACACACTGGCACGGACACCGTCGATGCCGGTGCCACCAAGCAAGTGCGCTTGTCGTTGAACCACCCGGTCAAGGAATTGATCTGGTGCTTCGGCTCCTCCTCCCCGGCGGGTCGCGGCTTGTGGAACTTTGCGTCCAACGTCGCCGCGACGGACGTCATCCTCGAGTCCAACCCGACCGCGCTCGCGGACTCCAACTGCTTCGTGCCGATCACCCAAGGTACGGGCGCCCCGCTCTACAAGGTTGGTACCGACGGTTCCGCCTGCCAGTGGGTTGAAGACGGTGCCGCCAGCTCCACCCGCTCGGTTGGTCCGTTGTCCATGTTCAAGTTGGTCCTCAACGGTCAAGACCGCGCCGCCGAACAACCGGGTCGCTACTTCAACCAAGTGCAACCGTTCGTGCACCACTCCGGTACCCCGTACCCGGGTGTGTACTCGTACTCCTTCGCTCTCGAACCGGAGTCGCACCAACCGACTGGTACGTGCAACTTCAGCCGCATCGACAACGCGCAAGTTGCCGTCACGCTCAAGGCGGACACGGGCAACTCCACGACGATGCACCTCTTCGCGACGAACTACAACATCCTCCGCATCCAATCCGGTATGGGTGGTCTCGCGTTCTCCAACTAAACACCTCAAAATTCACAGTTCACTTCATTTCATTTTCTGATTTCCAAAAATCATAAAATTGAAAATTCATTTTTTATCTTTGCACAAATTATAGATGGTGGCGCTGAACACGGACACCAGAGCACTCGCAAAGAAATACGGCGTGCGTCTGACGAAGAACGTGAATGGCAAACGCGAAAAAAGAACGTCCGCCGAGATTCGCATCGAGGTCGCGAAAAAGGTGGGCGGTGCGAACGCGCGAAAGATTACGATATCGGCGAATCGCGCGGTGTCCCAGCGCAACAATTACAAGGACGAGAACGCCCTGAACAACGCGTTCTTTAACGCGAACAACGTTCCGTTCGAACTCCGAAACAACGCGAAGAATGCGATCAATCACTCGTTCAAGACTGCGTTGATTAACGACGTGAATGCGACGCCAAAACTGAAACGATCCGCGGTGGCGTTCGCGAGTCGAGTCAAGGGGTTCATCACGTCGCGACAATTCGCCAAGGCTGTGGCCACGATGGCGAGTTTGTTTCAGGTCGTGCTGCTGTACCAGAATCCCCGCGCGGCGGACGACTTACTGAATGAGTTCAGCAAGACCCCGCTGGTGCGCGCCGTGATGCGATCTGACAGTGGCGGTCGCAGTGCGATCTTCGCCCGGTTGATGAGCGCGTTCGGTACGAGCCCGACGGAGTCTCAGTTGACGTACGAATTCTTCATGGCGACGTTACCCTCCAACGTGCACGGTCGGTCGCTTGCAGGAATCGCGCTCAATTACCTGGGCATGGTCGTGCTCAGTCTCGTGTCCATGCTTCCGTGGGAAGGCGCGTCTCGCGCGACGTCGTTCCGACTTTTGTCGTTCATCTTCGGCGTGCTCGAAAAACTGTTCCCCGAAGCGGCGCGTTTGGTGTTCAAAGTGGTCGTCGAACGCAAGAACACGTCGCAGAGTCGGGCAAGGAATTTGATGAGTGTGGTGTTGCCGTTGATTGTAAAACAATCTCTCGGGTAATATTACAAATCATGCGAGACCTCGCTTTACCACTCGCATTCACAGTCGTCGGGGCTCTTGGCATTCTCACCATGCGTGACGCGAGCGGGACCAACATCAATTTTTTCCCAGGGCTTGAGAACAGATTTCGTGATCCCTTAATTTTGGGAATCCTGTCCCTTTTGCTGACGCGTACGTCCGCGGTGACCGAAGCGCCCAGGCGCTTGACGGCGATCATGCAAACCGTCCCAGCGAGAATCTTCTTAATCTTCACGTTGAGTTTCCTCGCCAATCCCGATATCGAAAACGCGGTCTTCCTCTCGTTCCTTTTCATGGGTCTCATTCAATTGCTTCGCACGAAGGATGAACGCGAGCGTCACCCGTACATTCTCTAGGAGACGACAATATGACTATTTCCGACGATGCCTTACTGGAATTCATGCCGTAACTCCACGAGACGTCGACGATGCGATGATCTTTATACAGTTCGCGAATGTACGGGACGTCGTTATATGTCAACACCCAATCGCGTTCGACGCGTTCGAGCGTCTCGTGCAACCCCGCGTGATCAAAGTTTTCGTGTAAGTCACCGTTTTTACCATAGAGTTTCGATTTGGACTCGAGGTAGTACGGCGGATCGACGAACACGAAACCTTTCGTACCCTTCCCGTGTGTGTTCAAAAAGGACGCGAAATCGTCCTCGTGTATCGTGACATCAGACAATTTCAACGCTCGCACGCGATCGATCGATGACTTTGTGAATCGTTTCTTGGATGACTCCTCGGAGAACCCACCGGAGAGTGTGGATCCACTGAACGAACACCGATTGATGATGAAATATTTCTTCGCGCGTTCGAGCGAATCCGGTTCGTCCATGATCGCGTCGCGCATGCGTTTGAAATCATCCTTGGTGACACCTCTCGCGTGCGCGTCTTCGAGTGCCGCACACAACCGATCCTTGTCGTGCTTGCACGTGGTCCAGAAAGTCGCTAACGGCGTAAACTTATCGTTCAATATGAGTCGAGTGCCTCGGGTTTCGTGTAGGTAAAACTCGAACGACGCCCCACCGGTGAACGGCGAGACGACCTCGGACGTGTCGAGTCCCTCTCGATCGACGATGTCCAGTAGGGTTTTGCACGCCCGTGTCTTCCCACCTGGATATCGCAGTGGCGATTTCATTTCATGTCATGTCCACACGTCATTCCTTTAAACCATTTGGTGTTTTTTCGGGGTCGTCGAGTGTGTATGGACTTTGCGTCAACTCTCGAATGTTCACGGGTTGGAACGCACACGTGACCGAGAAACTGGTCTTCGTGTGCGTCTTCACTCGAACGCGCATGCGCTGCTTCACCTTGAATTCGGGCACACCCCAGTTGGCGGGATCTCGACCGAGGTGGTACAACCCATACCCTTCGATCTGAATGTACGCGTTGCCTTTGTTTTTATAATACTTCTGAATCGAGTCGTCGTCCACGTCGATGTATTGATCTCTGTACAGCGGGTTCGTCTCCTTGAGTTTCATGAGTTTGTGTCGGGTGAGATCGGGTGGGAGTTTCGGGATTCTAATTTTGTCGATGTGTGGAAATGTGCCGGTCCATCGCCCGTTTTGAAACGTGAGCTTCTCCTGACCCCAGTCAGGCGTCATGGCTTTCTTGATTTCGATGTCCCCGTACCGACACCGAATGTCGTTCCCCTTTCGACTGTGTCCCTCCAGAGAGCACGTGTTTTGGTTCACGTTGTCGAAACATTTGCGCTCGTAATTCCTCCCCGACCTGGATGACTCCGATCCATTCCTCGGGAAGAACGAGTGGCGAAGCGTGCTGTGTATGGAGGCGATTTCCTGTCTCAGGCTTCGTATCATGTGTTCCATACCCAAGCGCGTTACTTTAGCACGTCTTCTTTTCTACGTACTTTGTAAATGTCTAAGCAAGATCAGCGCGAAATCGAAGAAGGTGAAATTGTGGAGGATGATGACCAATCCATCGAAGACGACGAGGAAGACTTTTCGGACGACGACGACGACGACGACGTCGATGAAGAGGAGGAGATGGTGTACGACGACGACGACATGCCCGACGTCACCGACCTCCTCGGAAGCGTTTTGATGACGCCAGACGGCGACACGGTGTGCTCGGCGCTCTGTGCGATCGCTCAGGAGATGAACACTCAAAACAAAATACTGATCAAAATTTTGTCAAAGCTCTCTTAGAGGAATAAATTTATTGTGAGGTAAGTAGTCATGACGACGGCGGAGGAAGGAAAGATGCATTTCGTCGACAAGGACGCCGACCGTGAAGAGTCTGAAATGGAAACGTATTACACGAGGATTCAGACCCTTGACGCTGAAACACTTCTCAGGTATGTGTCGTGGCTCGAGCACAAGTGGTGGCTCACGCGCGACCGCGCCGACATTCACTTCGCGTGTCGACTCGGGTATGAGCAATTCTTCGACGGCGCCGAGCTTTCGCCCGCGGGGTTTCCCAGGCACGCGGTCATCACGACCGTGGACGAGAAACGGTCGCGAGAGATTCGCATACTCAAGAGCGTCGGAGCGCGGATCAAGGCTTTGGACATGGCGGAGTACAGACTCCCGGACGACGACTTGGAGGTGGGCGAGCGACACTCGCGCTTGATGAAACAGGTGAACGATGCGTTCAAGAACGTTCGACTTCACGTGATGCACGCGCAACGCATCACACAACCTCGCGAGAGTCCACTCAAGTTTGACATCGACCCAGAATATTTCGACGGCACCCCCATGCCCATGTTGGAGTCGTCCCTGAAGGAGATGTCGCCGTACCAGCGAGCCATCGTGGGGTGTTTGTCCAAACTGTACGAGAAGGGTATGCGTCGATACAAAGACAACGTGTGCGTGCAGCGAATGTCCGAGGGAAAGCCGACGCGGGCGTGGATGCCGGTGTACACGATCCAGGAATTCGTCTATCACTGCGCGTCGAAGGAGGACAATTACGAGATGTGGAAAGACTTGACGAGCAAGGGGTCGGGGTTCAAAGACGTCATCAATCACCTGTCCAACTGCGTCGATCACCAATTTCCGGAGATTCAGAAAAATCGACACGTGTTCGCGTTTAAGAACGGGCTCTTCAACGCCAAGGAGTGGCTTCCGAATAAAGGCGTGTACGGGTGTCGATTCTACCCTTACGAGTCGCGGGAATACATGGCGTTGGATCCCACGATTGTCGCGGCAAAGTTCTTCGATCAATATTTCGAGGAATACAACGTGCTCGATTGGTACACGGACGTCCCGACCCCGCACATGCAAAACATCATGGACTATCAAGGGTTCGACGAGGACGCGTGCAAGTGGCTGTACTGCATGGGTGGTCGCTTGGTATTCGACGTGAACGATTTGGATTCGTGGCAAATCATACCGTATTTGAAAGGCGTGGCTCGATCCGGAAAATCAACCTTGATCACTAAGATTTTCCGCAAGTTTTACGACTCCGAGGACGTTCGGACTCTGAGTAACAACATCGAGCGCAAGTTCGGTCTGTCGAGCATCGCCAACGGCTTCATGTTCATTAGTCCAGAAATCTCCGGCGAGCTACAACTCGAGCAAACGGAGTTCCAATCATTGGTTTCCGGTGAGGACGTGTCGTGCGCGGTGAAGAATAAGGCGCCGATGAACATGACGTGGAAGACGCCGGGTATTTTAGCGGGTAACGAGGTACCGGGGTACAGGGACAATAGTGGATCCATTCTTCGACGCTTGCTGACGTGGAGTTTTGGGAAGACGGTGAAGGACGACGTGGTGGATCCACACTTGGATCAAAAGTTGCACGACGAGTTGCCCGCGATTCTGTACAAATGCGTGTTGGCGTACATCGATTTCAGTCAGAAGTACAGTGGTAAGGACATTTGGAACGTCACCCCACCGTATTTCAAGCGCGTGCAGAAGCAAGTAGCGATGAACGTGTCGAGTTTGACAAACTATTTGGAACAACCCGAGGTCGTGTACGGCAAGGACTTGTGCGTACCACAGAAAGTGTTCGTCATGCAGTACAAGAATCACTGCACGCTAAATAATCTGGGGAACCCGAAGTTTAACCCAGATGCATACGCCGGTGCGTTTAATGCCAGAGATTTGACGGTCCAAAATATGACCATGGTATGGCAAGGCAATCATTATAAGAACGAACCCTTCATATACGGATTGACAATAGATCTACAAAATTAAAAACTTATGTAAATATAACTTATGAAAAGTAATTTGCAAAACTTCATAAAGGCGTCGGGTGTCACCGTCGTCAAAGACACCACAGCACGACCACCCCCGATACGCACGGCGACGACCACGGTGGCGAGCATGACCAACACGCGTCGTCTGAGTTTCTCCCCTCCTCGCACGCGAGTCGCGCGCGCGATGAGTGTATCACCCTCGCGCGTCGCAGTGCGCGCGTGCACGCCTTCTCCATTCAAGACTCCTCAGAAGATGGCTTCTTCCAGTGCGAGGGCTTCCGAACCGGTGTCGCCACCGCGCCCAAAGCCCGTCACCGGAAAATTATCGATCACGCCGTTCGAATACAAGTTGGTGAACATGAGTTCGAGGCACGAGGGTGCAAATCTCAAGCTGCGCGTGGCGTTAGTCAAGAAGCCCAAACTCTCGTTTGAACCGATCGTGCATGGGAAGAGGCGCTACCGCGTGCGATTACAGACGACGTACGCGATGCGTGGCGTTCAAGCGCTCGCGAAACACGACGCCGGAATCGCGAAGATCGCCGGGGACGCGAGCGAAGAAGAGATCTCGAACATTCGATTCCGCGTCGAACTCGTGGACGAAAAGTCGAGAACGTACGCCGTGGACGTGTACGCCTACAAGACGGGTTCGGTGAGGGTGACCGCCGCGGTGCCGAAAGACGACGTCCACGTGCTCTCGAAGGTCAGAGATTGGGTGGTGTACAATTACCTCCCGAGACGAAAGGTGCTCCTGTCTCGTTTGGAACTCAGGAGCGTGAATGCGCAGTGGAGACACAACGGCACCTTCGCACCGTCCGTCGCGCTTAGATATCTTCACAACACCCAAAAGAATGCGTTGAGTTACGAACCGGAGATGAAACAATATTTCCTCCAGTTTAAAATCAGAGAACACACCGTGCAGTTGTACCCGGGGGGAAGCGTGACGTTGACAGGTGCGCGCTCACTCGAGGCGGTGAAGCGTGGATACGCCGCGACGAACGTCCTTCTTTACCAGATGTTCAGGGACGGTATCATTCAAACCTCGAACAAACCGTTTGCATCACCCAAGCGTCCGACGAAGCGGGCGACAGTCGTCAACGCCCTTCCCGTGTCATGGGTCGGTTCCAGTCTTCACGTCGGATCGAAAAAGTGTACGTCGAAGCTCGTGAAGAAGGCAGAGCTCGTGGCGGTGGCGAAGAGCTTGGGAATCATGCACGAGAAGATGAAGAAGGGTGAGTTGTGCGCGGCGATCGAACGCGCGTTCCCGAAGAACGGTTCTCGATCACCGTCGAGGAACAGTCGGGTACCGGCGCGACCAGATCTCACCAAGGAGGGTATACGAAACGATTTGATCTCCATGTTCGGCAAGACCTGGATGAATTCCTTCGGTAAACGTGCGCGCAAGGATTTGCCGACGGATGTGAAAAATGTCATGAAGGCGTTGTCTATGATGAAGGGTGATCACCTCAACGTGTTCGGACAACCGAAAAAGACGATCGCGGACGCGCTCAAGAAATATTTAGTCAACATCTTGAAAGATGCCAGACGTGAGAGGTACACACAGGAGACTCTGTACGAGTCGATTGTGGGCGTGCCTTGATTCACTTCATGAGTGCGAAGGCGGCGAGTAAGAGCATGCAACAGCAGATGAAAACTCCACCGAAAATCAAATACATATCTCCTTTTTCTTGTTTAGGTGCCACCGCATCATCGTTCTTTTTTTGCCTATCTTCCTTTCCCTGACTATCGCCACCGTCTTCCCCAACATTTTGTTTGTTATTACAATTCACCTCAATACCCGAATCGACTAGGTGACCTGCAACCTTCACATCCTGAACACACACCTGCAAATTGAGGGTACAATTATCCATGGCACCACCCGGAACGTATCGATCCGGGTCGTCACAAATTTTCGCTCGGCAATGTTTGCGTTCTCCGAGTTGACGACGGACACCGCCAGACAAAGATTCGCTTGGGATGTCTCCAATCAAATCTTCGTGCGCGGCATTGACGAGATCGCACCCGGCGTATTCGCTGGCATCGCTCAAGTCGCATTTACCTTTTTTAGCATGAATGCATCCGCACCAATCATCTGATTTTCCGTCACCCGAAGAACAATACGATTGCACCAGCTCTTTGTGTGCCGTTGTACCTAAATTAGCCTCAGTGCACACCGCGTCACTTTTAATTTTGTGTCCTGCACCACAATATTGCTTCATCAGGGTTTTACCGGAGTCGTATGCGCTACACGTTGTGTCACCGCCGATATTTTTGAAGACATTCTTGTCCAGTTTACAAAACGCCTCTCTGAGTTGTAAGTATCCTTTTCCATCCGGTTTTGCACGGTAAAGTGCACGCACATTCTCATCATTTCCGTCGTCATAAAAGCAAGACTTTTGCTGTCCATTTCCAGTTTTTCCTATCTCACGCGTAGCGTTCACACAATTAAAAGCTCTAGAGACTTTGATTTCAATTTCACCTTCGTCAGCATCCCGCCCTGACATCACTGTACTGTATTGTAGTGGATATTTTTTTAGGACGTATATCATGTTCAAACACATACGACCGGAAATCATCACCCGATTAAAAGAACTCGAATTTCGTGGGCGATCGCTCGTCGTCGACGAAAATCCAACCGTGTGGCAAGAGTCCACACACGACAAACTCGTGGAATGTCTCATCGAGGTGGCGTGTGATTACATCGAGTGGGGCAGACACAGGCGAGACGGAAAGGTCATGTCGAGATTGGAGCGACGATACATGTTCACGCCAGACTTTTACGCGTGCGAGGACCCGCGCGCGTGGTTGGAGGCACACAGAACATCGGATGAGCATGAACTCATACTGTACGTATTGGAACATTATAAGTTTATGGAATCCCACGTGCATGCGGATAAAATCACCTTCATCCTCTGCGCGCTGACACGCGATCGGCGATTCAATTTTTCATAGGCTCTGCGATGCGGTTGAGAATGGTGGTGTGGAATCCCCAGTCGTATTCGGGGAACTCTTCCTTGATCATCTGCGACACCGCGAGGGCGCGAGACAGTTGGGAGACCTTTGTAACGTTACTCTCCATCTCGAGACGGCGAAATTCCGTGTCGAGTTGCTTGAAACGACGAATGCGTTCGGGTGCGATTCGGTCGTGTTGCATCGCCTGTTCCGGATTCGACGGCGCTTGGTCTTTGTTCTCGAGGGCGAGGAACAGTGCGATGGCGATGAATATCAGAACCAGCATGTATGTACTATTGACAAAGTTATTTTTTTTGAATCACGTACAGGTGCGTGTCCGTGTTGTCGTCCTCGATGAAGAAGGTGGTGGCGACGTGCTCGTTCTGTCGCAACATGAAGTCGATGATTTTCCAGTTTTCCAATATGCACACGTCCTCGACCACGATCGTGCCACCCGGACGAACGCGTGAAAACGTCGAGAGCACGGAGTTGGCGTCGGCGGTGATTTGGTGTAAGCCATCGATGACGACGAAATCGAATTCCTGCCCGGGGAAGATGGCGTCCACGGTCGATCGCTGTAACTGGTCGACCCATTGGGTCTTGATGCGATCCTCTTCGAACAAAATATCCTTGTCGATTTCCACCCCGAACACCCGACTGCCTTTCACGAAATCTCTGAACGCGCGGAGCGACGACCCGGGCGAGGAGTCAAAATTCGCGTCTTGTTTGTAAAAGTACATGGTGGACGCGAACGCGGGATTCTTCGTGCCCAATCCAAATTCCAAGATGTCGATGTCGGACTTGTCCCCGAGTGCTTGAGCGTAGAATTTGTAATACTTGTGTATGAATTTGTCGGATCCATGTTTTTCAAACAATTCCCGAATGTCTTCCTCGCGATCACTCGTGAACTCATTGATGTGACGCATGGTCGGTTGATAGTTTGCAAGGTGCAGACATTCGAGGAAGTTGTCGACGATGTTGGACGCGCCTTCGACCCAAAACGAGGCGTGATCTTTCGCACCCGTGGATCGAAAATATTTACCGAGACCTTGGAGGGAAATGTGTTCGGGGTACATGGCTGGCGCTTGAATTACACTATTGCAAAATCTTTAAGAGATCATTCACCTTCCAGACGTGATTGTAAAACTGCTCCACGCAGTGCACGCTCGACGGATGGATGATCTCTAATTCTACTTGATAACTAATGTCTTCCTCGGCGTCTGGGTCTGAGGCATCACCCCGAGACATCGTCATGTCGATGGACAACCCCTTGCGAACGAACGACACGCGCTGTTTAATCTTCTTACGATTCATCTCGTATTGCCCAGTGACCGGGGTTTCCGTGCTGATGGCGAATCGAACGTCAAGCGGCGCTCCCGCGCACGTGAAATCTTCTTTGAGAACTGCGACTTTCTGGACCATGTCCTGTCGCCCTGTTTCGCCGTCTACGCTGATTCTGACCGCGTACTCGTCGTTATAGTACACGTCCACCGTGGACGCGACGTGGGATTCCCACCCGTCGTACTGTCGAAGACTGTCCATGAGACGATTGAACGTCTCCGCCCCGACGTTCGTGTCGAAAAACGTGCCGTTCTTGCGTCCAAGTCGTATTTCGACCTCGGTGTTTGCGATGTCTTTATACTGATCAAACCTCGCGTGCATGGCATCGACGATAGCTTGGACGTCCATTTTCTGTTGTGATTCCATGTCACGTGGTGTTTAAGTATATCATCAGGTAATGACCGTCCATTGAGGGTGTGTTTGATTTTCGCGTCGAGTCGTCGTCGACGAATGACCACTCGTCGTTTGAGTCTCGAACCATCGCGACGTAGTGTCCACCCCACTGCACGCCCCCGTGTATGGCGGATGCGACGAGCGTGTACGTGAGTCCGCCGACGTGTATGGTACACACGGGTTTCACCGTACTCTTTTTATCGAACGACACGACGAATATCTTTGGCATTTGTTTGAACACCGAGCGCGTGGATGCGACGCGGTGTCCGTCGTAATCGTCGAGGATCGTCCACTCGACCGTCTTCGCGAGCATCTTCTTCATGTCCTTCGAACCATCGTCACTGAGTATGTGCACGCCAAAGGTTTCGTCTTGATCCGATCGTCCACCCGGCCAGATGGTCTCTTGTTTCTTCACGCCGTAGAACCAGTGTTTGATGCTCGGGACGCTTCGTTCGATGATGTCTATGACGCACAGCACCGCCTCTTGCGCGTCGTGTTGTCGTCCGGCGTCGAACCTTGGGAACTTTTCACGAAACGACTGAAGAAGTGGTTCGACGTTCAGGGCGTACGTTTCGCCGTCATCGCTCCAGTAGCCGCGAACGAACTTGGCGTAGAGCGAGGTGAACGCGCAATCGCCGTCGTATCCGAGTCGTAAGAAGTGATCGGTCAGCGGTGCCGCGTGCAACAGACATTGGAGTGAGGTGTTAAACCAACACGTGTTGCCGGTGTTCAACAAGCCGCGGGTCATCTTACAACATAGATCTAGCTAACTCTTTAAAGTCCTCGAGTTGTAGATTCTCTTTTATGTTCACGAGCGTGCGATAGTACGTCCGTCGATTGTTTGGAAAATTTTTGTCAGTCCGTTCGAATTGTGGAATCCACGCGTCCCGCGAGGCGTCGTATGCGCACTCAACCACCATGCCACTCTTGAACCACGGCTCGTTGACGGGTGTGTCCAGCTCGTACACGGGTTTGCCCCTGTCCTGCAAATACATTCGCCAAGTCGTTCGCGTGTGATCCCACTCGAGTTTAAAATCGATCGTGTTCTTTTCTAGATTTTTGTATTTGAACATCGTCTCGTGGGTGCCCATCTTGACCATGTCCTTGACGGGTATGAATATCACGCCGTCCACCTTGACGTCCGATGCGATCGAGGGTAGGTATTCGTCGACGAAGCGATCGAAATCTGCGAACACGTGAAACTGTTTGAGTCGAAGCTTGTACGGGTCGCTCTTCATGCATATGACCCGGTTCATGAACGCTTCCAACCGTTCGAGTCTGGACAGAAAGTCTAGGTGTCCACACGGTACGCCGTCCATGTGAATCGCATCGAACACGTACAGGTGCGCGCCAAGAAGTTCCGCGTCGAGGATCGTGCCGTCATACGCCTTCGGACCGAGTCGCAACGGCACCTCGATCACGTCGAACGCCCTGTTCACGATGAATGCCTTGCGCTGCTGACCGATTTTCAAGGCGACCACGAACTGTCGAAGTCCGTCGGTCTTCTCCGTGACGACGTAATCGTTCGACGTCAACACGCGAAAGTGTCGACGCTCGATGCTGATCGGTTGACATCCAGGGAAGCGGTCGGGGTTGCTTCCGAACACCCACGTGATGAAGCCAACGACGTGTGCGTGCACGGGGGAATCGCGGGTGATGATCATGTCTGTGCGTTACAATGAGGTCACGTCTCTAAGGGTCTGGCATGTTGTTCTGTTCGAACACCGGAACTTTGTAAAATATTTGACACACACTCGTGCGCGAAAGTCATCGTCACGTTCGCCGCGGTGTACGCGACGATCTTCACGCCTTGTTCCTTCAATTTTTCAAACATACGCCCCGATTTACCAACAAAGATCTTGTCAGCCTTCTTGCGAACGTTCTTGCAGTTCATGACCCACGATTTCGCTTCCGTGGAACTGACCGACCAAAGACTGTTGGACAAGTCCTGACGAACCTCCGTGTCGAAGTGAAGCGCGCGTTGATGGATGGGTTCGGTCGTGCCCTGTTGCGTCGTCTGCGTGAATCTCTCCCAGTCGATTTTCTCCTTCGCCGCGGGGAACACGAGCACGCCGACGCCTTCGAGTGCGCGATCGCCACAAAAGTAATCAATCGTCGCCTCGTCGATGTTGACGCCGTAGTGAATCATGACGATCCGATCGCACGTCTTCATCCGATCTTGAATCACGTCTGCGATCTCGAACGGGTCGTCGTTCACGAAACACAGTTCATTCTGGATACCAGCCCGGATGGTTCGGATGTTGAGCTTGAGCACGGTATGAAGCGTTTTCACGTGTGCCGCGGAATTTCTGGTGACGATGACGGTGGTGAACTTCATTTACATCATGCTACGGTCTCGCTTTTAAGCCGGTCGTCCATCTTAGCAACGAACGGTAAATTTCCTACGTGACCCAGTGTGGTGTGCACGTGGGCGTAGACCTTCCCACCGATCTTTTGCCAGCGCCTCGAGAACGAGTAATCCTCACTCAGGTATCGCTTGGAATCGGGGTCGATCATGCAGTCGAACAGGGCGTAGTAGTTTTTGAAATCCGCGTTTTGATGGTCGTTCACGCAGTACAGTTCCGGGTACGCCGCGTGCATCTGCGTGACGACGTCTCGCTTGATGAGAAGAAAGCCCGTCGCCGCGTCGAGCACTTCGACGAACCCGTTCTCGACCGGTCGCTGTGACGCGCCGAAATTGATCACGAGGGACGAGCTCAACATGATGGGTGATCGAGTGTCGTTTTCTTTCACAGCCTTTTCCAACTGGTCCCACATGATGACCTTCTTCGGGTAGACCGCACAGCTCACGTCGTGCCCGCCCTCGAGCAAGGCGATGACCGATTGTGGATCGAACTCGATGTCCGCGTCGATGAATAGGAAATGCGTCGCGTCGGTTTTCTGGTAGAATCGCGCCAACGCCACCTGCCTCGCGCGCTGCACCAGTGATTCGTTCTCCGTGGTGTCCAAGTACATTTGAATCCCCTTCTTCATGAGAAGGATCTGGAGACGAACCATCGACGTGAAATATTTGTCGAGACATTGTCCGCCGTAGCACGGCGTGCTCACAAATAGTCTGATTTCGGACATGCTTTAGTGAAATTACATTTTTGACTCTAAGTGCTTTTTGATGATGATCTCTATTTTATTGAGTGTCGGGACGCTCAATCCACACATTTCACACACCCCCGCTTTCGTCACGTGGTCTCTCATGGTCATGTAGATGCACGTCGAGGCGACGCTCTTCGGCGTCTTCGACATGAGTTCTACACAATCTTCGATGTCCGCGCACAACTTATTGCACGCGTATCTCTGTTGCTTGGTCGTTTCAAAATTATTGAGCAGACGCTGCATGATGTCCCGCGGTTTCGTCGCCGTCGACGCGTTCGCGTTCGCCGTGTCCACTTTGACATCGCCACGCATGACGTCTCGGACTAATTGCGCGGTCCGGGTGACGTCCTTAATGTCGATGTGGAACATATTCGCCACCTCCTCCGCGCTCCGAGGGAACGAATGATGTTTACAACTAAGCAACACACAGTTCGCCTTGACACCCTTCCTCACGCCCCCTCTCGTAAGCTTTTCCTGTGTGAAAAATTTATAGAATCGTTTCGCGTCGGACAGGATGTTATCTGGAAGGTGCAAGTGACACGCCTCGTCGATTTCCTTGTACGCGTGATACAGCGTGCGATCCTTGTGATTCATGCTCATGTGCAAATTGATTCGAGACAGGCGCCTGTTCTCGTATCTCGAAACCTTCTTCGCCCTAGTCGACATCACCGTCGACTTACCCCACGACGCACTGAAAAGATCGGGATTCGCATTCGGGTGTATGCATCGACTCGGGTCCGATACCCGACCGTCGTCCGTGAGCCCGCTCGTCCACTCCGGTGATTGGTCGATAAATGAGTCCTCGACCAGACCACACACCGAACACGTCGGCAATCCTTCGGGTGAGATCACCTTCACCCCGTGACATTCCACGCAGAAATTCTTCACCAAATTGTGTTGTGCCGGCTTTTCGTTTTTATGTTCATCGTCGTGTTGCTTTTGAAGTTTGTCTAAATCAGACCAAATAGCAGCCAGCATGTTGGTAATTTAGTCGGGTATCTAAATTTTGAATCAGGAGCGCACTGGGGGATATGAGACAATAATTTCCTTAATGTTCTGAATACAAGGGATACCGCGTTTTTGGAATTGTGTATAAATGCGACATACTATGCGTCATGAGAAAGTAATTATATAGGAGTATAGGCGATATGTAAAAGAATTGTGGATGCATGTGATCCAGCGCTGGCAGCGCGGCGTTGTTATCCACACCCCTCTCGTCGCCCTCGCGTGCGTGTGGCTCCGACGCGTCCCTCTGCGTGGCACATGGACTTTCATCCGACCCCTCCACGCGCGCGGTGGTGTCGAACATGCTACTGTATCGTCGTTGTCGTTTCGTTAGATTTGAATCCTTTCGCGCGTAATATTTTTGTGCATGGGACGCCACCTGTGTACTCGTTCTCGAGGGTACGTAGTGAGTGGATATGTCTTTCCATCGACCTTTTCCGAATGCGCTCAGACCCGTGAGGAACGCGGCGTGTTCGGCGTGTGTCCACGGCTGTGGAATCTTCTTCCGACGTTCGGGTGATCGTACCATGACGCGCGCGGATCTGGCGCGCCTCATGGACGTGGGTGGGTTGACGTGTGGTCAGTCATTTTGAAATTTCAAAAATAATTTAAACCAATCCAGTCTTTTTTCGTTCTTCCGGTGTTTTGATGGCGTACATTATGAGAAGGAATACGAACGTGGAGACGATCGCGTATTCGATGTCCTGTGTCGCACTTAACGCGATCGCGACGATTGAAATGTAACGGAACAAGGGGTTATCGAACATCACCTGAAGATTTTTCGGAATGGAGATCGCGTTCCCAGAGAAGAGACCCTGGTAGAGAATCACGAGCGTGAACACGATGGGACGAGCTCTGAGCGCGGACTCTAGCGGATCCGTGATCGGTGATAAGAAGTTCTTGATCATTTATATAGCACTCGAAATTAAATTCATGAGGGTCTCAGTTTTACGTCGGTGGGATTCGCTCTTCATGAGCCACGGTGACTCGATGAGTTCAAGGATGCGTTCATTATCGTCTCCGTGGTCACTTGGTGCTTCAAAGTTTCGAATGTAATCGGCGACGATGTACACGACGCCGTCCGCGAATTCTTCGTCCGCCATCTCCAGCCAGCTGTCCTTGTCCGTGCCCCACGTCCGCGGATTGTCCCTCGTTCGAACACCGTGTCCATATTTTTCACGTCCCAGTGCCAAACGCTTGCGAACGAATTCCATCTCACGTGATTACTCAAGCACTCTTTAATAATTTCAACATGATCAGACCTATCGCGGCGGTGAGAACGTGAATCGAGTCCACCGTGACGGGTCCGATTCGAAAAAGTCGATACGCCAAGGCGTGACACACGTTCTTTTCACCGCGGTTACCCTTGATATTCTTCAACGCGTCGGGACAGTGTCGGGCATTTCTGTTCGTGCTCTCTTGTCGAGTCATGACGTTGTCCTCGTCCGTCCAAAACGAATTCTCGCCGTCGACGAGTTTCCTCACGCCTGGAATGCGAGACGAATCCATGTCGAAGTGATCGGAATACTTATGCAATAACGCTTTTCGAGCGCCGTCTCGCGTGACGAAATACGCCGCGGCGGATCCGGACAGTCGACCGGGTGCACCGCCACCCTCTGGACAGAACCCATCGCAATGCAGGAAGAGAAAGTCCCAATCGAGATTGTTTCCTCTGATTTTGTCTTCGAGATGTCTTCGGTCGATGAAGAGCGGGTACGCGTCGTCTTCGAGAATGAGCGCGATCGGACTGATACCGTTCTCGAGAAAGTGTTCCAACGCCTTCAGGTGTGAATAACAACACCCAATGTTACTCTTCGGCATGATGACGCGCGCGTGAGGTTTGAAAAATCGTTCGAGTTCCGGTTTTCGAATCTCGTCGTACGCGTAGCCGTGCACTCGCGTGGGTTCGATTCCGGTCTGTCTGAGATACTCCCTCTGTGTGACGAAACGGTCGGGTTGTGCGTCCATGTTAATCGTATACGTGCTGAACATCTTACTGTTACAATAGGAAATTAGTCGTCGTCTTCCATGTCCACGAATTCTTCGTCGTTCGCCTGATCGTCTTCGTCTTCATTGTCTTCGACGTCCATGCCTTCAAAATCCTCGTCATCTTCCTCCTCGTCGTCGTGTTCATCTTCGACCACGTCTTCTTCGATGGCGACGACGTCTTCTTCTTGTTTTTCCTTTTTCGCCTTTTTGGCTTTGGGTTTGGGTTTGGCTTTCGGTTTGAAAACCTTATCGAGGTCGAATTTCTCGCACACAGACTGAATTTGGTCATGTCGGTTGATGATTTTTTTCAAAAAAGCGTCGTCTGCTCCAAGTTTTTTAAACGCAATGACGAGCTCGTTGAGCGGTGGCTGCTCCGTCTTCGACCAGTACTTGGTGAAAAGATCGTGAAGCACGCTACCGACGACAATCGTCACGTACTCGGTCTCTTCGTCGACGATGAGTTGCACATCGAGTTGCACGGCGTCGTTGAACGTTCTCCATGCCAATTTTTCACATTCGACCGTTGGTGGTGGTGGCGACTTTCGCCGGTACACCTTTGGGTCGAAGCGCGCCGGGTCGAACGTCCACCCCTCGGCTCGAGCGTGTCGCTCGTACAGTGCGATGTAGTCTTCGAAGCGATAGATTGGCGCCGGCTCGTAGGTGTAGACACGACTCGGCGGTGGGTTGCATATCGCGTCGAGGTCGAGCGTCGGCATGTGAGAGTACTTATGTATTGCATGTATTTAGATCGCTGGAGACTAAAAAGTCTTTAAAGGCGGAATGAGACTCGATTTTTGGATGTGACATTTTTTCGACCCGTGTTCACGTGATTATCAACCATGCGTGAAAAATTAAGGTCCAACCACTCGAGAAGTGCGGCGGTTTTTTTGACCGAGTGATCGACGTTGCGTCCACAGTCAGCACCGTGTGACCACTTGTCGCACCAAATCGTCTTGTCTTCGGGCGACAGACCCTTCCACCCGATGAGCATGAATTCCTGGATGGCACTTTTGAAGATGAGTTTTTGCGTCGTCAAATCCAAACTCACGAACTCTTGAAAATTTTCAAACTCATTCATGAACCAATCGAGCACCACATACAACTCCGTGATCGAATAGAGGTTTTTCTCCTTGAGTTCTTTCTTGCCATCAGCGCTTCGCTTCTTGATGTCGATGTTGACGTATTCAAGCCGACGATCGAACGCGTGGAAAAGTGCGTTGAGAAACTTGATGATGTCGTTCTTTTTCTTCGTCTGCCATTCCGACGAAAGCATGAGCCGTTCACATTCCGGAAGCGCCTTCTCGAGAATGTCTTTGTTTGATTTCGCCGTCGTTCCTGGATTGAGAATGCGATTGACGAGTCTAAAGAGGGTGAAGAATTCCTTCTCGCGCTCGTTCACCGTCGACGCCACTCGCGTGAGCGGTGCGTGGAACATCGGTAATAATTCATACTTGAGGTACTTGACGAATGGGGACGTGAAGAGGCGAGAGTTGAGTTGTTCGCCATCACACATAGTCAGACCCTGGTTTCGGCGATTGAACAGGATTTGCCTGTGCTCCGCTGTCAGATCGTAGTAAAAGCACAAATTGATAGATATCTTGTGTCTCCAGTATGATATTTCCTTCTTAGTCATGTCCTTCAAATACCGCCCGTCCATCGCCGGCAACTCCGATCGGTCAAACATTTTGACCGTTTCGAGGCGGTGTCCTGCGTCGAGGAGTTCGTACGTGTCCGTCGCGGAGTCGACGTTGATGAGCCAGTTTTGATCCGCGGTGAGTTTGAATCGAAGAGACTCGATGTATTCTTGGCGCTGCAAAGTGCTCCACCCCTTCGTCGGGTCGCGCTGCGCGTCTGGAAGAATGAACAAGTTTTCTTGTTCTTCGTTGTCGACGTGTTCCGCCATGATAGTGGCGATCGTCTTCGAGCCATGGTCGATGCGCAGGTTTCTGAATTCCTTCACGGGGATGAAGGACGGCATGATCGTTTCGTTGTGCTTGGTCAAGCGGGTGGGTCAGTGCGCGGTGCGTTTGCGTCGCGAAGTGGTGCCCTCTCTTTGAAAATTTTGAATATTTTGAAAGACGGCGGTGATATTTTAGTCTGTCACTAGAACCCACCAACGAGCTCCTGGGCACGTGCATTTGGAAACTGGCGGGAAAAGTAGTCTGGGTCATCGTGTTTGGAGTGTCCTATTGTAGATGACTTTGACCTATCTATTGAAATATACTGACGCAAATCGCGGTAAAATACCCGAGCGCCGTCGGCGACCAAATCTTCGATTTTGTGATCGATGTGATTATCTTGTGGTACGTATTTTGAAACGTATTTCTCCATATTAGGAACGTGCATGAGGTAACATTTCATCGAACTGATCCATCGCAACTTTTCAAAGCCGGGTCGGTGCCCTTCTTGAGCCGGGAACCGCGAAAGGCAATGGAAGAACACCATCTCGAAATCATCACCGAGCGCGTCGATGGTGTTTTGAATCTCACCAAAAAAAGACGAGTCGTGAATCAACACGTTGTCCTCGAGCACCAATGCATATTTCACGCCTTCGCGACGGGCGCGGTCGAACACACTCAGGTGTCCTTGCATCGCCCCGATCGCACCGAGGTTGAAATACGTGATGTTCGGTCGACGCGCCGAGGGATTGTAGTGCATTTCCACGGCTTTCTTCATGTACGCGCCGTCGACTTGTCGTTCGAACAATCGCGCGTTCGTGATGTTCTTTGTGTCGACACCGTACACGACATCGATCGGGATCCCGTGTTGATTATATTTCTCAAAAAACCCTCGACGACGCTCCACCGAGTCGGGAATCGTTAAGAGGTAGGGTTGATACGCCAAACGCGTCCGGCGTCGCGCGAGTAGGATCAGCGCGACAATCAGGAGCGTCACACCAACCTGGAGCGCGATCATACTGTACCCTGAGAGGAAAAATCACACGCCTTTCCACCCAAGTCGTAATTTCCATTATTCGATCCGAGTTCGGCGCGGTTTTGGTTGATGAACGCCTTCGTCGTGACACACTTGAACGTGTCTGTGTCCCGGAGCCAGTCGGACAGAGTGTGGTCGTTTCTATGCTTCCAATACACCACGCCGTCCCGTTCCATGTATCGCGTGAGGAATTCCTTTTTGCACACCAGGGCGTGATTACAGAGAAGCTGTGCTTCTTTCGGCGCGCGCCACACGTGTTCGGTGAGCTGTGTGAACGGCGTGTTGCAGTTGGACCAGCAATACCCGAGAAACATGACCTGACCCTCGGTGGTCTTGAATTGTCGGACGGCTTCGAAGATTTGTGCGATGGACACCTGATACTTGATGTCGTCCTCGACGATCAGGATGGTCTCGAATCCGTTGTTGTATGCGTCGTAGTAACACATGAAGAATGACAAGCACACGCACAACTTTGTCATCTGTTTGTACAGGTGTTTGTTGAGGGGGTTGAACGTCTGCGACATATTGCGGTAATCGTCCGGTGTCAGGTCGTCCGGCTTGATCGCATCCAGCAATTTGTACTTTTGCCCGAACGCCTTCAATTGTTCGGTCGCGTAGTCCACCCTCGAGGGCATGCAGATGCAATAAATCATGTCGAGCTCGTTCGAGCCGGTCTCGCCCACGGGCTTGAATTTGTGTTTGAATCGTCGGTAGATGCCCTTGGGTGTGTACGCACCCGTGTCCGCCAGAGGCACCACCTTCGGTGCGCACGCGTTGCGTGACCCGTTCCACAGTTTCACGAGTTTCGTCGTGTAACTGATGTTGGTGCACACCTTTTGTGCATCCCAATTCTCGCGCACGGTGTCGTAGTAGGGATCTTCCTCGGCGCTGTGTATGATGAGGTCCGACGGTTTGTCTAATTTCATGCTGGCGACGTATGGGACGAGATAGTCACCGTTCTTGCCGATGATTCTTCTATACTTTTCATTCGTGCTCTTGTAGTCCGGGTCGGTGAACTCCGTGATGGTCTGGTCCATCCATGCCTTCAAGAACGGGTGACCCTTGGGCGACTTGATGAAGAAATTTTCGAGACACACCACGCCCTCCTTGCTGAAGCGATCGGCTCTGAAACAGAAGAATCCTTCGGGTAACCAGTCGAGAGGTCTGTTGCAGAACACGCTCGCGTCGATCCACACGCCACCGTACTTGTGCAAGAGATAGAACCGGATGAGATCGCTCTTATGCGCCTCCGTCGACGTCATGGACGAGAAGCTGTACAGCGTGGACCACGGGATGTATTTGTGTACGGTCAGTGCGTTGAGCACGCGAATGTCCTTGACCTTGCCGACGTTACGCCAATTTCGAATGCACCGTTGAACGATCTTCGGCTGCATGGGGGTGTGCCAGTACGTCCACACCGTGTCGGGCGTGACCGGTCGAGTGTCTGGAAGAAACGTGTACAAGATCAGCGCGATGATGATGGCGAGCACCAACGCGATGCCGCTCATGCCTACTATACGCGCACAAAAAAACTCGGTGCGTAAAATTCGCTAAAATCTTTTCAATGTTCAAGGTATGGCTCCCGTGGTGTAGCGGTAACACTATGGACTTTGAATCCATCACCCCTGGTTCGATCCCAGGCAGGAGCTTCACCCGACCTTAGCTCAGCTGGAAGAGCAATGGATTGTAGTCGTCTTCACAGTTCTCCATGGGTCGCCCGTTCGACTCGGGCAGGTCGGACCAGTCCTCTGTCATATAATGGTCATTATCCCCGGCTGTTAACCGGGTCATCTGAGTTCAATTCTCAGCGGAGGAGGTTCTTTTTAGATGTGGGTCGATGACCACATGTAAAAAGAATTAATTTCTACGCGTTCAGTATACAACTCCCATGGCGGCGTCTATCGGACGAACCGTCAGTCTCAATCTCGCGTCGATCATCCTGTTCGCGGCATTGTACTTTTTGCTCGCACGCACGGGTGGTGCCGATTTCACCGGTCTGAGCGCGACGTCCACGCCGTTGGATGCTTTGTATTTCTCCACGACCATCCAGAGCTCCGTCGGGTTCGGTGACATCCACCCGACGAGCGGTCGCGCGAAGCTTCTCGTCATGCTTCAACAGTTCGTGTTGATCGCCGGTGTCGTTGACTTGATGTCGTCCGGTGGTGTCACGAGCGCGATCAAGAGCAACTTCAACAAGACCACGACGTCCATGGCGTCACCCACGACCATCAGTAGTACGATCTCGAACGTTCCGATGGCGACTACGGTTTAAGTTTATTCGCAATGTCAGTGGACAGTTTCAACAGCGATTTGCTTTTATTCGCGTTGTTCACGAGGGACACTTGAAGTCGTGCAGCCACGAATTCAAGTGATCTCTTCACCTCTTTCAGATCTCGAACATCTCGAAGGAGTCGAGTGCGATAGGCGGTCATGCCTTTGATCGGCGTTTGACGCTTCGAGATGTATTTAGTCCTCATCACATCGCATATCTCAGCCGTCGTGTATCGCCTCCACAGGTCACTTCCTTTCTTGAAATCGGTCGCACTGGACTTTTTGAATGGTGCGATGTCCATGTCCTTCGCCATCTTCATCAACGCTAATTTCGGTACGTATTTACACTGTCGCTGCGTCGTGTATCGACCTCGCACTCTCGTCAAAGCCGGGTTATCGATCATCGAACCGTTGTCATACGCGTCTGCTATGTACCCAGGCGTGAGTTTACCCTTGGAGCCGTACTTGTTGTATTTGCGACGAAGGCGTGGGTGGTAGTTGGTTTTGTTCCCGGGTGCGACGTGTCGCACGCGCACCTTGCGATTGTTTCTTCGCACGAGATCTTCCTCGTCGAGTATCAGACTATTCTGGCGCATGTACCTGTTGTTGATCGGTTCAAAATTCGGGTCCAGACTACCGACGAGCTGTCGCGATGCCATCGTATATTATTATCACCACATAAAAATATATGATCCCCCTGCTTTTCGTGTTGTGGTTCATCAGACACGGACATCGATGCCCGTGTGGCGACGCCGCGACGACGGATTGTTACAGGACAGAGGCGTATGGGTTTCAGTACGGACACCTCTTCTTCTACATGTTACTCGGTGCGCTGTACCCGAAACAGTTTTGGTTTTGGATCTCGATCGGTGTCGCGTGGGAGATATTTGAGTATTGGTTGTCGAGTCGACCCGACGTGGTCCAGCGACTGGGTGGATGCCTGTCACCCAAGCAAGAAGACACGCCGTTGTGGTACAGAAAAGTGTACGCGGGCGAACCCAAGCACGAGAACGTCATCGATCGGGCGTTGGGCATACGAAACAGTCAGGTGCACACGTGGCATTACAGCGTGGGTGAAAATGTAACGAACGTCGTGGGATTCCTCGTGGGTGCGTACCTCCGACGCGTTTTTTTGAAACGACTCCTCGCGCCCGTTTCTTAGCCTTTTTTCCCATGACATGTACATATGGAGGTGATCACTACAATCTTGGAAGAGAAAGGATTTGTCGTCAGTGCGTTTCGAGACGTGTATCTTTCCGTGAAGTGGTCAGACCCCGTGGTGAACATGCAGAAGTGTCACGAGTACGTACACGGGCGACCGTCTGAAGACACGGAAGAGTTGATGGCGATATTGGAAGAGCACGGGTGGCGTGTCGCGCTCGAATATTTCGTTCCGATCGAGTGGGGTTTCGTCATTACAACACGTGATTCCTAAAGTAATGGTCGAGTTCGCACCGAATGACGTGTTCGCTCTGTTTGTTCTCGTGGGCGTAGAATGGTCCCCAGATTTCTATTTTTTTACGAACGTCGTCGTACCACAGGTACGAGAGTTCAAGAAACCTCGTCAGCCAATACATACGGTGACCCTTTTTACCGATGAAATCGTACATCATCTCCGGGTCGTAGTCTGAGACATCCATCTCCGAGTAATGTGTATTGAGTGGCGGACTGTAGGGTGCCATTACACTAAGATTTCATATTTTCTTTAACCGCGTGCCGCGCGAGACATGACGACGAATCCCGTGTCCAACGCACACGCGAACACACCCAAAGTGGTCGTGTACTCGTTTGGCAGCGCGCGGAGTTTCCTCGCGTTTTCGTCGTACGAATCCACGAAATCTTCGTCGACGAATTCTATGTGATCATCGGATCGACACGTGGGGCAGTTGCGCGACCAGCGTTTCAGGCATCGAACACATAATTCATGTCCACATCTGAGAGTTGTGACTCCGACGTATTCGTAGCACACTGGACACGATAGTACACGATATAGTTCCACAGCACGAACAGTCCCAGTGCGAGTCGAGAGATCCTTCGATGTAGTCTCCGAACCTGAGTCGCTTCGCATTCCATTATTATGTCGTCTTATTTTAAATGGACGCGCTCAAGGAATGGGGAATGTACTATCTGGACATGTATCGACCAGTACACGAGAACGATGCCGTGATGTTCGACATCGACGACACGTTGATTCGAGCGAGCGACGGACTGGTCATCTTACCGATGCTCGACGTGTTGCTTTACGCGAAATCGCACGGGTACAGGGTCATCATAATAACGGCGCGTCCTAGATTACAAGAAGTCATAGACTACACGGTCGAGCAGTTGGGTGAGTTTGGGATCCCATACGACGACCTTGGATTTTGTAACCCAGAGGACAAGGGTCGACTCAAGATGAAACTTGGGTATAATTTCATCCTGTCCGTCGGCGACATGCCAACCGATCTCACACACACTCGACACGCACTACACACGGTGACCTACGAACATTTCTAGCATTTGAAATTCTTACCACACGTCATGCACGACACGAACGTGGTCATGGGTTCATCCGCCGACCGCGTCTGCGCCTGCTGGTACGTCGTCTTATTTGACCCACACCGACACTTGAAGAACCCTGTCTGATTTCGTTGTTCGTTTGCGAACCATTCCTTGCGAAGCTCCTTGTGCATGCGATCCTCGAGCGCCGCGGCGTAGGGTCCATCGGGTAGCGCTTCCCAAGGTTTGAGATTGATCACGTCCGACGACTTGATCACCTTGTTTTGAATCTTCGCTTTCAGTCCATCGTTCTTCAACAGCGTGTTTTTGACAGACAGAAATTTGCATTTGTACAGTGTCCTAAAGTATTCATTCTCGAACGACGCGGCATCTTCGGCGACTCGTTCGACGGCGTGGTTGAGGATGTTCTTTTCGAGATTGACGATGGTGACGTCTTCCTCGGAAAGATTGAGAATCTCTGCGAATTGTTTCACGACGTACGCGCGCGTGGCGTGCATGGTGCTCTCACTCTGTTCACTAACGGTGCTCATCTTTAAGCGATGGGCAATCCTTCGAATCCCGTGCGACCGCGCTTGCAGTCTTCGAGGTTCTCGGGCGAGCACTTGTCGAAGAATCCGGAGACACGGCGGGCGACGTTGAAATCGATGCGATCGGTTTTCCAATCGTCGCGCACGCTGTATCGTTCGCCGCGCCTGAACCAGAAGAAGGCGAGAATGAGGACGACGCTGATGACGAGCCAGCGATTCATGTATATCATGTATTTCATATATTTATTTTTTACGTCGGTATCCATGCGTCGCCGTTGAGGACCGCGGTCGTGTATTTCATAGCGACTTGAAAGTGAATGTATGGCATAGCCGGAATCTCGACCGCAACCTTCAGTGGGTTCATCTCCATGACACGCACGATGTCGACGTCCACCTTGTCCCCTGACGTCGCCTTCGCCATGGAGTTCGTGAAATGTTTCAACCACTCCACGTGTTCTTTGTTTTTGCAGTCGAACTTCTTGACCAGTTCAGTCATGTTTTATTTCACTCGATCGTTTTCTATAAGTAAACGCGCGCTGGGATCTGTCTCCGTGGTCCATCGAGGTCGCCAGTACTCACGAATGAGCGAATCGTTCATCGAACCAAACTCTGACCAAAACTGTTCCCTGTAAAACGCCTCTTCCTTCGTCCTCGGTTCGTTGTGTCCGCGACACATGAGACGAATGTTGTCCATCATCGTGTCCGAAATAAGATCGCCCAAATCTCGAAGTCGCCGAACCCAATCCGCGCCCACGGCGTCGGAAAACGCGTCTTTCTTTCGGTAGAGCACGAGATCCGGAAGGTAACCGTGAAATGCGCGACGAATCACGTCCTTTTCGAGTGTCGTCATTTTCAGCTTTTGTGGCATAATCATGCACGCCTCGATGAAATTCTTGTCCAAGAACGGCACGACCAAATCCAACCCCCATCGACCGGCGCACCTGTCCGCGCGGAGTCCGTCGAACTGGTGAATGAGGCGCAGGCGTCGCATGTTCTCCATCGCGAAATCGTTCACGTCCGGGGCGTATTTGAAATAGTAATATCCACCCAAAATTTCATCGCTACCCTCACCACTAAATATGTATCTGACGTCCGTGTTTTCGCTTATGTACTTACACAGCAGGTAGTTTGGTACGCTCGCGCGAATCGTGGTCGTGTCCCAGCTCTCGGTCGTTCGAATCACGTCGGGTATCGCGGCGACCCCTTCTTCGAGCGTGAAATGTATCTCGGTGTGGTTACTTCCTATGTAATCCGCGACGACGCGAGCGGCTTCGAGATCCGGGCTTCCTAGGAGACCTATGGAGAAGGTTCGTATCGGTCTGTGTGACATTTTCTGTGCGATCGCGCACACCAGACTGCTGTCCAACCCCCCTGACAGAAGGAATCCTTTGGGGCGGTCGCTCATGCTCAGCCGAATCTTCACCGCGTCCTCGAGCGTCTTTTGTAGTTCAACCCCACAGGATCTCAACGCTCGGTCGGATCCGTTGATCCTCCAGTGTGTGGTGTAGTAACACACGAAATCATCGATCGTTGAATCGTAAAAGTGACCGGGTGGGAACACGCAAATGGGCGTCGCCAGGAACCGAAGCGCCTTTGCTTCCGAGGCGAACGCGATGGAGTCGTCGGCGTACCGGGTGTAGAACAGCGGACGGACGCCCACTGGATCTCTCCCCGCGATGACGTGCGACCCGTCGGTGTACACGAATGCGAAATCTCCACGAATCATCTCCAACGCATTCTTCGCCCCGAGCAGACGGATCACGTGCATCACGGGTTCGCAATCGCTCGAACTCATCTCCTCACCCACCTGAAGATCTTTGTAGTTGTAAATCTCACCATTACACGCAAACATGACGGTGTTCTTGTATTCGAACGGTTGCATACCCAACGCGCTTAAATCGTTGATCGCGAGACGGTAATAATCGATCCTACACTTTCCTAACGTCACGGACTTGAAATCGTCCGGACCTCGGTGTGTTAGGAGTCCTTGAGGGACATGTCGCTCTTCCCCGAATAAAGAAACGATGCCACACATGAATGTCATGCTCATTTTATTTTTAATCGCATCTCGAGGTGTTGTCGAAGAAGTTCCGTGTCTTCGGTGCCGTCTATGTTCTGTCCACGAACCGACACCGATTCGAACATGCTCGTGGGGGAATAGACGAACGTGTGTACGTAAAAGAATGACATGCCCGACTTCAATGCGATTGAGTCGAGATCGGACTCGTACAAGTCGACAATGTTCATGTGACGTCGGATGATTTCCTCGGACATTGGTTTTTTTGACTTATTGCTTCGAATGAAAATGTTCTTCTTCGTGAGGTCGAGTGCTGGAAACGAGCCGTGTGCGCGTCGAAACCGTGCGAGGTACGTGGCGTATTTCTCCGCGACCTCCTTGTCCCTGAACGTCAACATCCTCGGCTTGTCATCAGG